ACGGTTCTATTCGCATGGTAACAAAGGAGATCCAGAATGCGGTTAGCTAATCAAACCCAAACCATCTTAGCTCACTTGAACGAGGGCAAGATGATCACACCAATGGAAGCACTGAATAGATACGGGTGCTTCAGACTAGCCTCACGCATACATGACCTTCGCGCTCAAGGCCACGACATCGAGCGAACATTCGATGGCGATGGAGATAAGAAGTGGGCAGTTTATAAACTAAAAAAACAGGGTGACTCGCTTCAAACAAATCACCCTGCTTCGCACTAGTCATGGACAAGGAGATTCATCCAATGACATCAAATAATAGCACATCAAAACCAACTGGCACAATGGCACAAGCACTAATTGCTTGGCATAAAACCAACCCCGTTGCACCGAAGAACGGCAGCAACCCACACTTCCGCAGCAGCTTCTCAACGCTTGAAGATGTAATCACTTGCGTCAACACAGCAGCTGAGTTTGGACTGACCTTCGCTCAAGCAAATGATTTTATAATCACAGAGCAAGGCGGTGTTGTTGAATTTATAGAAACAATAATGATGCATGAGAGCGGAGACAGTGTACATGCTCGCACTCTCATCAAAGTAAAAGACGCCACTAACCCGCAATCGATGGGTTCTGGCATCACCTATGCCAAGCGTTACGGACTACAGGCAATGTTTGGCATAGCTTCTGAAGATGACGATGGCAATAACGCCACCGGGTCTGACAACAAACAAACACTTCGCACTGGCATTGAAAAAGGAGATTTCTAAAATGTCAAAATCATACATCGTTCACAAAGATGTACCTATACCTGCACCAAAATGGTCTGCTGGACGCACGAAAGGAACCAGCAAATACAAATGGATGCTCGACCTTTCCCTTGGAGATCACATCGTTGTCGAAAATCAGAAAGAAGCAGATTGCTTAACAAACGCAATGCTTCGACTGACTGAAGGCACTCGCAGTATGATCCAACGCAAAATGGAAGACAATCAAATTGGCTTGTGGGTTAAGCAAGTTAGCAAAAGGAGAGCCGCATAATGGACGGACAATACGATCCAACTGACAGCGTGTCAGCATTTGCATTTCGTAATAACGAACAAGCAATACTGACAGGCCCAGTCAATGACAACGGCAATGAGTCGCGTGTCATCATTACCAAGTCAACACTGCCAGACGGACGCATCATCCGTGATGTGTACGAAAAAGTCGGCACGTTGTTTGAGAATGAGAACACTGATGGCAACAAGCCGTTGTTCTCAGGCCCGTACAAAGAGCGCCGCATTGCGTTCTGGGCAAAAGAAAAGGATGGCGTCGGCAAATATTTATCCGGCAAGATCGAAGACAAACGTGTTGCACAAGACGCAGCACCGCAGTCTCCAACACCTTTACCAGATGGGCCGCTTGATGACAGCATCCCATTCTGAAATCTTAACCATTGATGACGTGTGCGCCGCATTGCAGACTTCACCCTCAAAAGTGAAGTCGCTATGCGGCAAGCACGGTATATCTGTCATTAAAGTCGGACATAAAGTCAGGCTAACAAGGCAATCATATGATGAGTTGATTGATAAATTATCATGTCGTTACACCTATTCAAGCGCGGAAAATACTACCACATCAACGACACAGTATCGTGGGGTGGCAAGTCGATCCGCATACGACAAACTACAAACTGTACTCTCAAACGAGAAGCGCAAGAAGTAGCTAGTCAACTACATCAACAAGCCTTATCCAAACTTAGGGGCGGCGGTACGTCGGCTGCCGTTCCTTTTTCACTAGCGGCGATTGAATGGATTAAACTCAAAAAGCGTGGCGCAACAGATCTGCAAAACGTCAAACAACTGGGACAGTTTTTTAAATTCAAATCCGTTAGTGATATTACGACGGAAGACTGGCACCAGTTTGTTAGGCAAACTCTGTATGAACGCAGACCTGCTACTGTCAACCGCATCAGAGCAACACTTAACTCTATACTGGTGTCGTCTTCCACCATTATACATCTTCCCAAACAAAAAGATAAAGGTCAGCGCGTAAGATTTTTGTCAGTGGAGCAGCAGGAAAAACTGTTGTCTGCTTATCCCGATGCGCTTCAGCCATTGTTCATTACACTGTGCTATCAGGGGTTGCGCAAATCAGAAGCAACAAAGTTAGAGTGGCAAGACATCAATCGTGACGCAGCTACAATTACCATTCGTGACGAGAACAGCAAATCCGGCACAGGTCGCATCATCCCAATGCACCCGCGAGTACAGGATTCATTGCGGTTCACAAATAACAGGTTCGTATTCACAAACATTCACGGTCAGCCCTACGCTAAAGAAGGCCCACGCAAAGCACACATCACCGCTTGCAAACGCGCAGGAATCAGCAACTTCACCATCCATGACTGGCGACATCACTGGGCAAGCCGCCTCGTCATGCTTGGCGCAAGCATCCCAACACTCATGGCTTTGGGTGGATGGAAGTCAGAACGGTTGGTCATGCGCTACGCAGCGGTATCAGACGAACACAATCGTGACACACTGTTTCGATTGTGAGCTTTATTTCTTATGGATAACAACGGTTTGCAAATATGAAACGTAACATTGGTAAGGGTGAGGTCGCGTGTTCGAATCACGCTGGCAGCACCATCCCTCCTCATCTAATATACTGTAAACCCTCAAGAAAACAGAGGCGTTCACTTTGTCAGCAGTTCTGCATTAGTGCATTGTTGTGCGCTTTTATACTGTTTCATCTGCTTTATTAATGCAGTTGTTTATAATTTAAAACACAATTTTAACACAAAGAAGGAGACTAATATGAGTTCAGCATCAACAGCAAAACACCTTGCTCGTATGGATTGGGAGTTAACAAAGCATGGGTTAGCCATGCGCCGCAAACGTGACGAATATGAATCGCGTGTTGCGCGTGAAGGCTCAATAAAAAACTCTAACATGTATGCAGACGATGCATTTGCTGATGACGTTACAACATACGATGACATTGGTACTTACAACAGAGCAATACCACACGTCACTACATCAATAGAGTTGTATGAAGGTGGCATGGAATGAACAAGTTTGACCTACTATCCAAAGCCCTTGAAATCGTAGAAAACAGAGGAGAAGACTATGGCGATGTTCTTGACAACCATAACCGTATTGCTGCTATTTGGTCTGTAATACTAGGCATCACAGTCAAGCCGGAACAGGTGGCACTCTGCATGGCTGGCATGAAGATAGCCAGACTGTGCAATACACCTGATCACCAAGACTCTTGGATTGATCTTGCTGGTTACGCAGCAGTAGGCAGCGATTGCCTTAAGATTGCTGCAGAACGCGCTGCCGTTTCCAATCAAGAAACTCAGCCCCCTGCTCCACATCAGCAAAGCAATGGACAAACCCAGTGGGGTCAGATGCATGAGGGTCAATGACTTGAAGAATTGCTTGACCAAAGTTTTGCTGTTCAAAACCTTTGGTAAGCGCAAAGTCGTCACGGAATTTGTAACCTCTCGCACGGGCAAGCCATGTAGTCATCTCTTGCTCCACGAGTTCGATATGTCCCAAAGCCCAGTTGTGCCGATGTCCACTTATATACAGATGTGCGTTACTCTTAAACCGAGCCATCTTGTTCTGGGCATGCAGCGGGTTCCATTGGGAATGGCCCGGCATATCATGCGCTGCGTGGATGCGACAGACTCTACCGTTAGGGAACCGTACCTCAACGCGAGCCTCCCAGTCCTCATTGATAGAGTGCGCACCTGTCATCCATTTAAGGGGATCACCTGCGCCGCTCCACATATCATGGTTGCCGCCAATGAGAATGAGCGGATTAATGTTGTCAATTAACCACTCAACAAGACGCCATGCTGTTTTATGGCTGGTGTCTTGATGATCATAAAGACGCGCTAATCTACCAATCCAGTTATTCTGGTGATCACCAAGCGAACAACCATATATACCTTCGTTAGTTTGAATGATGTCTATGTGTTTGCGAAGATTAGGCCAATCACAATAATTGTCGTCAATGTGAGGATCGCCAAGCCATAACAAACCGATTGGCATAGAGTTACGCATGTCGATTGGAATCCATTTACGCGCATCTTTAGCCTCCTTACGTTTCATGAAACGATTAGTAAGCTGTTCAACAATCATCTCAGCTGGCAAATCATCAGTTGGTAACTCAGGAATAGTAAATGTTTCCTGTTTCCTTTCCGAACGGATGATGCGCAAACGCTGCTTGAAAGTAGTTCGCGGAATATTTAGGGCGTCAGCTGCTTTGTTTAAACCACCGTGTTCTTTTACAGCGTCAAGAAGCTCCTGATCTTTGTATTGGTTTTTAATCATATCTTCCTCTTAGAATGGGATGGCTTGTACAGACATACGTTCACATAGACGCTCTGCTCGCCCCTTTACCTGCCGATACCATTTGGAATCACGCATAGCTAAAGATGCACCTTCCCAGTCTTCGTCATCGACACACGACTTCATGTCTCTAAACTTGGACAGAGTTGGCAAACCAAGATTGAACATCATGTTTGCAATTATTAATTGAACTTCGTCAGGCAGGTGATTGAAGTCAGGGTAAAGCTTCAAGCAATCTTCAAGCACCATATCAATGTCAGCTTCAAACGCTTCCATCACACGTTCAGCAGAGACAGGCGTACCCACTTCCCTGCCGTACTCAGGATCAGTGCGACGTATCAAATGCCCAATGCCAAAGGTTGGGTGATTTTCACTGCACAAGTAAATTTCATACACGCAACCTTCATCACGCTCTAGTTCGTCACGCAGTTTCATTACGTTCATAGAGATCACTGTCATTTCTTAAACATTTTTGTAAGTTGCTGGACACCAAAGCTGGCGGCAAACACCACGCCAACGGCTGTCTTGTAGAAATCTGGCATTGATTCAAGAGCAGCAAAGCCGCGCTGCACCACATCTTCATATCCAGTAAAAGCAAGTATTAGCGGGATGCTCACTAGTATCGTAAGCCACTCATCTTTCCAGCTTGACGCAGAATTTTGCGCCATTGTTTGGTTCCATTCCATTTCACCAGCCGCCACTTTCTTGGCAACCTCAGTCTTTGCTTTTTGTGTAGCAACTTTCCCTTCCATCCATGAACCAGCAAGAGTGGTAACTGCATTTACAATTGGTAAGATCATGTCAAAGCACCGTTCTTTAATTGGAAACAACGCCAACGCACCGCCTTCAAATCAAACGTAATACGGTTGATATCGTTAGCCATTTGCATTGCTCGATCTTCACAAGCTTGGCGTGATTTAAGGGGGTGTCGTGCGTTATGAAACTCAACGCATTGAGTAGAGTCAGATATCAAACAGGCAATGACTATTGCTTGGAACACTTCTTAATAATCCGCTGCACCGTATCCATTTCGTAGATACGAAGTGCTGTCCATATAATTGTAAATAATGCAGCGAGAGGCGGCAATAAATCGGTCATTGCACCCACCGTTGCGAACACTGCTGCACCATCTAGTATATCCTTGTTATCCATAAGCAAACCTTAATGCATTAATGCAGGATCAGAAACGTACAAAAGTCCACTGGCCTTTGCGATGCTCACCATTACAAGCAAGAACACAACAACAGCAGCTGCGCATACAGC